TACTCTATACTGTTCTGCACTTATACCATTAACTGTATCAGTTTTGTTTGGTCTTCCAAAAACTCCATTTGCTGGTAGTGCTGAATTTAATACTTTAACAAACTGCTCGTACCAGTCTTGATTTGAAATATCGTTCCATACAATAGTCTGTCCTGATAAATTAGTTCCGTTAGAATCAAATAAATCTTCAGTTGTACTAATTGTTTCAAACTTTAATAATCCGTTGGATGCTTGATTACGTTTAGGATTATAGGAAAGCAATCTTGCTAAACGTAATACGCTTTCACGGCGTTCTGCTAATTCTAAAAAGTTTTCACGGGCATTTAAATCAATTCGAAAACTAATATTTTGACCTAAGAAAGCAATAAGATCAATTAATGCCAAGTATTCACTTGACTCTACATAGTCATTAAAATCTTCTGGATAGTTTTCTCGTAAATATGAGATCATTGTTCTGCGAAGATTGTCAAAGTCATAGCTTTGAAAATCCGCATTGCGGAATGACTGGTAAACACGCTTCCAATCTTCTGCTAATAATAGTCTGTTTTGTCTGTCGGTTGTTGACATACTTGCTTTCCTTTATGTGTAACAGTATTTATTAAGATTAGATAAGTGCGTATATAATTCTTTAAGTTAAAATTGAGTTATCTTCGTCAAATCTCATACGCATACTTTCTGAGATATTATACGGCAAATACAGTAATGTACACTCTATCATAATGCCGCTTTCGTATGTATCTACAGTAACTTGTTCTACTTGAACACGTGGATCATAATTAATAATTTCTGTAACGTTATTTGCTATTGCTTCTCTTAAAAGTTCGGTCATTGGTTCAAAAATAACGTCCCAAATAATAGTTCCAAATTCAGGATTCTCAAGTTTTTCGCCTACACGAATATGAAAGTGATTAATAATATCTTGCTTTATAAGAGCAATATCATAAAGATTAAAACTAGTATTTTCTGGATTTGTTGTTGAAATGCCTCTGTAAGCACGACTTTCGACTGGGGCGGAAGGACGTTTATTTCCTTTTACTGTTACTTCTTTGTATAATTTTTTTTCTTGTGTGCTCATAACGTATTTACCCTCTATTGCGGACCTGCCGCAGGATCTACACGATTACCTGCTTCAATGTTTGTTCCTGCTGGTTCTGTTGTAATACTTGCTACAGGAGTTAAGTCGCCAGTTATAATTTTGCTTGCAAACCCTCTTCCTAAACCAATACGATTAGCAGTTTCTGCACCGCCTTGATCAGCATATCCAACTGCTCTGCGGAACTGCTGTCCTAAAGCACCGAAGTCATAACTAGTCCAAGTTACCGTTTTAGATTGAATGTATGCACAAGCAATTCTTACAGCAATTTCAGGATCATTAACTAAATCTGGATTTTGAACAATTTCAGGGTGTCCTGCTTTAGGGCCGTATGTTTCGTAGTTACCTTTAAACGTTAACTGTATTAGTCCTCTACCACGGTACTTGTAGCCTTCGTTTTGTGCGTTGCCGTATCGATTTCCGTAAATAGTGTTACCAATAGCAGCAGGACCTGCTGCTGCAAGTTCTTGTGCAAACGCATCTGTTTTAACTCGCGTTGGGAATACTCTACGTAATGTACTTGCTCTATAATTTAAGTTTTCACTTCTTGGTTTGAATCCACATTCTGCTTGTATCTGTGCCATTGCCATACCAAGTGCTTCTGCATTACCTGGAGTTTCTCCTTCGGCAAGTCTATTAGGATCTGCTGATTTAAGTGCATTTGCTGGATCTAATCCAATTTTCTTAATTAATTCATTTAAGAAGAATTGTTGTAATAATGTAACTTCAACTGGTTTAGCTGGCTGATCTCCTGTAGGTCCTACTTGACCAGGAACAACTGTCTGCGGACCGTTTGTATTTGCCGCTGTAACTGTTGCGCCGCTTGCAGCGCCAGCACTTGTAGTTAAGTCACTATCACTACTTAATAACGGTGTAGATTCTCTTAATGCAGGACTTGGAGATCCACTTGCTTGTGTAAATCCTGGAGTAAATGTTCCAGGGTCTAAATGCTCGTGGCCTAGCCACGGCTCGTGTACTGGAACACGCACAGGCCACAGAGCAGGGGCTGCAACTTGTGCTTGAGCTGCACTTCCTGCCGTTGCTGCTTCAGTCGCTGCTGGACCATTCATATGAATTTCAGTGGCTGTTTCGTTATGATTGCCGCCACTCAAAATATCTGTATTTCCGCCTGCTGTGAAATAATTATATCCTCCAGTGTTTAAGTCTAAATTTGCCTGTGTATCTTTTCTGTTACCTTTAGTATTAATGTCTAGTGTTGCGTTATTTGTAATAGTATGAGCACCAGTTACAATTAAATCTCCAGTAGCGCCAACAAATATTTTCTGTGATGCACCAACATAATGATTTTCATCAGCGCCAATCTCCATATTGTGTTTGCCGCCAACTTTATAGTCACTGTTATTACCAACAGTAAGTTTGTAATCTCTGCCTGCATTGTAATTAATATCACGTGCCGCAGTCATATTAATATCTCGATCAGCACTTATATTAAGATCATTTTGAGTCCTAATACTAATACTATCTTGTGCATAGATATCAATTTTGCCGTTGGCAGTCATTTCTATCCAAGAACTACCTGTTGCATTGCCAATATAAATTAAGTCTTCTGAATTATGTAGAAGAATTTGATGACCTGTGCGTGTCCTAATTCTAAAAGATTCACCTTTAGGTAGTGTCTTAATGCCGGTAGTTGCTTGAGGGTCAGCAACTACATCAGTATATAACATTGCGTCTTGTCCAGCAAAACTATTTCTTAAAAATTGTTCGTCGCCGTCATCCATAACAATACTAGAACCACCTAGTATACTTGTAAATGTTTGTGTACTATACTCCTTTGGGCCAACTGAACTTTTAGGAGCTCCGTTTCTTTTGTCTCGAGGACCCGGAGTACTAATACCAAATACACTACTAGGTAAGTTTCGTCTGCTAGTACTATTAGCAGGGCCTCTAATATCGTCATCTACTAGACCCTGTCTTCCAAGTATAGTATAAAAATCATTATTAACAGGTTTAATATATTTTGAAGGATCGTTTCCGACGCCAGATGAAAGTCTTTTATTGTACTCTCCTGTAGGAAGTTTTTTAGAACTGTCAGTATTATTGTATTCAGTGCCGGCCCACGGATCTGGTGTCATATGATTTTGATACACGTCCGGAACACATCCTATCCAATAGCCTCTTGCTATGTTACCTTCTGCAAACATAACAAGTACCTTTGTTCCTACACTAGGAGGTACCGCCCAAAATCCGTAACTTTTCTGTGTTCCTTGAAAGTCGTCTTGACTGGTAGTTCCGTCAATTGGTGTTACTCCGGCAAACGGACTCATATATTGTACTGTAACAATTTGTCCTGATCGTTCAGGCTGATTACCCGAAGTGCTATTTTTTAATAGTTCAACTTGTATTGCACCCATTCTTTTTGGATCAAGTAAGGATACAACCAACGCTTCATATGGCCCTGGATTGATTACTAGCGTTTTTCTCGCTGAACGTCCATCAATTGCCATTACTGCGGATTCCCTGTATTATTTGTAATTTGTTCCTTGCCTGCATCGGTGTTTTCTGTCGACTTTACTGCACCCGGATCACTAGATTGTCCAGTAATTGGTGAGTCGTCTTGTTTTGGTCTTCTGTTCATACTTAACACCTGTGTAAATTTTCCGCCACTAAAACTGTTTTCAACAATGTTTACTTTGTATAATCCACTAAATGCCTTTACTGGAATAGTATCCTGTGGAAATATCATTGATCCTGTTTCGCCGTTATAATCAATAGGTGTACGGAAATTAACATTCACTTCAACTTCACTTCTTTGATAATCCATTGACCCGTCAGCAGTGTATGCTTTCGCTGCAACTGGTGAGCTATAATTTCCAACTCCACTATCTGCTAGGTAGTAAGGATCTCCAAGAACAGTAAGATCCATAACAATCATATCAACATTATTATTTACTATTGCTTCGTTAAACATTCTAGCAACCTGAACTGCTGGAGAATCCATTGTCGATCCTCCTCCTTTACCTGTGCCGTTAGCATCTCCTACGTCAGACACATTAGGATTAGAAAATCCACTGCCTTCAGAATTTCCTTCAGATGCATTATAAGATTCTTCAGTCGACCCATTTGATCCGTTTTTTGCTAAAAGTCTAGAATCACCACTACCGTTTATATTTGTGTTTAATGCTTTATAAAATGAATTATTAAAATTAATTTCAAAGTCGAGTATATCGTCGTTTTTTCCTGTATAGATATAATCATATGTTTTAGCTGCCTGCTGTTTACGTTTTTCAATACCAACTGACGGTTGTGAAGCATTATTAAAGACTGACGAATGAACTTTATAAGGAACAACAGCATATACAAATACTTTTGGATTTTCACCGCTTACACTCCTTACTTGTTCATCAGGTACTAAGAATGTTTGAGTATGAATTCTAAACCAGTTTATCATCCCGTCTGAATCTGGAGTAAATTCTGTTGCAGCAGATTTACCATAAGAACTTAAGATGACTATTTCTTCGATAATTTGTTCAACACTAGTACCTAGCGGAAATGTAAATTCTCTAAAATCATTTGAGATTGTAACTTTTTCTGAAACATATACATCATTTTCGTTTTTTGTGTATGCTTCGATACCAAACGGGGTATTGCCTCCTTCAACCATTGACTTTGCAATAGTTCCCTTGCCAATTGGATTGGCTAATTCAGAACTTTCTGCAATTCTTCTAACAGCCGAAGCTACATTATTGTTAGTTACATATAATTCTTTATACTGATCAAAAGCAGTTTGTACTTCTTCTTGTCCAGCTTTTGGAAGCTCATTATAATTTAGTAAACCTTGCGTCTTTCTATAAAATTCGTCTACTGTCATTGCTGCATTATCACTAGTACCACTATCGGTTTGAGTGTCTAATCCTAAACTAGATGTTAGTTCTTTTGGAAACATAATAACATATTCATCTTTGTTTATTGGAGCAGGTTCTCCTTCGGCTTTTTCTCTTATACGCTTGTTCATAATAGTAGTCAAACTATTTGGACCTTTTTGTAATAATTCAAGAACACTGTCGCCACTAATTTTTATATCACTTTTAGTATGCTGTGCAATATTACTTAATGCGCTTTCGTTAAATGCGTGTGCTGAAACATTATATGCCGAGCCTCCAGCATTTACATCAAAATCCATTTTATTAATTTTTATTGGAAATACTCGTCTACCCAATGCTCCTACACTGTGCGGGTTTCCGTTATCATCAAACCCTTTAAAATCAATAATAAGAGCATACGGTGCTTTTAAGTAATCAGCGTGTCCTGCATCTAGTGCTGCAATCATTAATGTTTGTAGAAATAATCCCATACTGTATGGTTCGTGAACTACAAAACTAAAAGTAGTAGCATTAGATGTTCTAGTTGCTGTTGTCGGAGCCATAACTGAATTCATCTTTAGCTCATCAATAAAATATTCTAATTGTGCATCTGATGTTTCGTATGCTGTTAGTGCCTTTCCTGGAGCTCCACCACCCGAACGTAATACTGTTACTTGAGGTGCTTTGACACGGTATGTAGTGTTAGGAAAATTTAATTCATTAACAGTTAAACAAGCAAGGGTTATGTTATAGTTATATGACGCATATTTTTTTAATATATTATCAGTAGAACCTAAAATTGTATTTGGATTTAGTGCTGTTTGTGTTATTACTTCGGCTGCTTGTTCAAATGATGGTGCTGACAAACCTATCTTATTAGCAACATCAATTGTTGAACCGGTCAAGACATCTTCAACACTATCTTTAAAACTGTCAATAACTTTAATACCACTATTAAGAGCATTAGATCCTTGACGAAGTAAGTTTTCAGCTTGCGCAGACGGATCTGATAATAGAGATTCTCCAACGCCTTTAGCACGTTCAAGACTTTGCTGGGCTATTTTTGTTGCTCTAGGGATTGCCATTTTAGTATCCTAAAAATTTTTGTAATTGATCTTGCTTTGGCAAATATATTTTTATACCAGCAACTAAGTCAAATACAGGATCTTTTAATATGTCCATATTTCGTTGTGCAAAGACCCACCAAAGTTTTGATGTTCCGTAAACTGAATAAGCTAATAAGTCGGGTCTATGTGTAAACTGTGGTTGTACTTCATACAACACATCGTCATCTTGCTTAGGCACTGGACGAATTGTTAACACATCCAAGTATTGATTATTTTGTATTTTTGTTCTTCCCCAGGGGCTTTGCGATGAATATGACATTAAATAAATCCTCCACCATTTCCGCCGCCGCCTAAGTAATCACCTTTAACAAAAGAACCTAAACTAAACTGTGATACTTTTGCTCTTGAGAATACCGGAGTAACAGTAACAGAAACTTGACTTTGTGCTGGTGCCCATCCAACTAAATCGCCAGTACCTGGATCGCTAGTTGTAACATCAACTCCTATATCACCTTCAACTTTTGTTTTAATATAATCAACATCTGCAGGTAAGTCAACAGTAAAGTTTCTAATTGCAACAGGAACTTTTGGAAATACAAAGTCTCCGTAACCAGATAATTTTACAAGGGGCGGAGGTGCTCCGGAATTATCATCCGTTCCGTAATTCATTTTTGTTATACTTCTTAAGTAGTGTACCATTGCTGTCCAATACTGTGCATCTTTTGCATTTTCGCAGAAAAAATCTCCAGTAATAACAATATCTTCAATTTGGCTGTTTTGGTATTGCGGAAAGGGATAATTACTATGTACAGGCTGCAATGCATCATAGTTAGCAGTATGTTGAACTAATATTGTAGGAGTATAAGGAAAAACTAATCCATTAGTTTCTATTAAAGGATCAAAAATTGTACCAGCATCTTTTCCAACAAAGCCCGGCGGCAAACTTAATTTGACACGCCAGTCGTTACTGCCACTAGGCTCTCTAGCAACTGTCTGTGTTTTTAGTGCAGGCATCGAACTAGGGCCATTTAATAGTGCTTTTAATAGGCCGCCAGCAGGGCCTATAGCATCAAGTGCAGAGTTAGCAAGTTTGCTTCCTAAACCCTTAGTTGTATTTTCAACAGAGCTTTGGAGGTTTTCTACATTTGATTGTATTATTTTATTTAATGCCATTTTGGTAATCTCCTATAAGTATTTAGTTGACAGAATTAAGTATGTAGTTTATAATAGAGTAATAACCTGGAGAAATATATGCGTAGAGTAAATTATCTTAATAATAAAGATATGTTAAAAGAGATACACAAATCAAAAACTAACTTTTGTAGTTATATTGAGCCCGAATATAATCAATATGATATAATTTTATTAGATATTAGTAAAATTAATATAAGGACCATTGCAGAAGCTAAAAGAAACAAAGCAAAAAGACTAACACTAGCTGATTTTGAAGCACGTAAACTAGCAGGTGAAAAGGTTAAACAAGCTGAGTGCGAAGTTGATTACAAAAAAATTACAAAAGAAGAACTAATTTTTAGAATTATGACGTTTGATCATATTCCAGAAGAACCTGGTCGTAAGAAAAATCCTAAAACAATAGCAGATACAAAAGTTAAGTTAAATTTTCCACCATTTGTGCATTACAAGTTCAACGAAGATGGTGAACTAGTGTTAATCGGAAAGAGTCACTGGGAAGGTGGGATGGAAAACGGCAACTTTAGTATGAGACACGCTAAAGCAACAGACGAGCTTGCTCGAATGTGGATTAAATTATGTGAAAGGTATGCAACAAGGGGAAATGTACGTGGATATACATACAATGACGAAATGCGAGGACAGGCAATCTTACAATTATCACAAATTGGTCTACAGTTTGATGAATCAAAGTCCAACAATCCATTCGCTTATTACACAGCCGCCGTTACCAATTCCTTTGTCAGAGTTATTAACCTCGAAAAACGAAATCAAAACATTAGAGACGACATACTCGAGATGAATGATATGAATCCTAGTTACACTAGGCAGCATAATGCTGAATGGGATGCCGCTATGAAAAGAGAACAAGCTGAAAAAGCCGCAAAAAACACTTGACTTTAAGATATAAAGATAGTATTATATTATTGTATATTATGGAGAACTTAAATTGTTTAAGAAAGCAGCCGTCTTTACAGACATCCACTTTGGATTAAAAGGCAATTCAAAAGTACACAACCAAGACTGTGAAGACTACATAGATTGGTATATTGAACAAGCAAAAGCTAACGGTTGCGAAACCGGTATCTTCTGCGGAGATTGGCACCACAATAGAAATAGCCTTAATCTTACAACTATGGACGCAACTATACGGTCTATGGAAAAACTAGGTAAAGCATTTGATCAGTTTTACTTTTTTGACGGTAACCACGATTTATATTATAAAGACAAAAGAGATGTAAATTCAACAGCATTTGCAAAACATATCCCTGGCATTACGTTTGTAGACGAAATTACTACAATTGAAGATGTGACTATTGTGCCGTGGCTTGTAGGTGATGAGTGGAAA